GAGTTCTAGGAAGACCCTGGCTAAATGTTACGCCTGTAAACAACAGGCAAAGGATTAAGATTGAATTTTTCATAGCAAATAACTGTTTTAAATTGTTTCGTAAATTCGGTTTGCTGATCTCAAGGTAAGATAAACTTTTCGATTTCGCAAATTTTTTTTTAATTTTACTGCATTCAATCTACGATTGAAGAAATATTACCACAACCCTCGAATCAAAAGAATTGACCCGTCATGGGTTGCAAATCGAAATGAAGCTAAGCGAAAACCTAACCCTAAGGGAGGCTGTGAAGTCAGACACAGCGACCCGCCTTGGAATAAAAAACGAGCCTGATCAGTGGGAGATAAACAACCTGATAGCTATTGCTCAGAACGTGTTTCAACCTATGAGAGATCACTTCGGCATACCTATCGGGGTAACCTCTGGCTATAGATGTAAAGCATTAAATACAGCCATCGGGGGAAGTAAATACTCTCAGCATATGATTGGGGAGGCGCTCGATATAGACGCGCATATGTGTGGTGGGGTTACAAACAAAGAGCTCTTTAATTACATCAAAGACAACCTTGATTGGGACCAAATGATCTGGGAGTTCGGAGACGAAGAAGAGCCAGACTGGATCCATATCTCTTACAAAGAAGCAGGCAAGAATAGAAAACAGCTTAGAAGCGCTCACCGAGACGAAAAAGGAGTCTATTATAAGAATATGTAATGGCAAAGCAATTACACAATTTTGCACCTGAGAAAAACAAAGTTTCTCGACCAGGAGTGCACGCTAAAACAAAGACGTCAAGAAATAAGCGTAGTAAAAACTACAAGAAAGCCTATAAAGGACAGGGCAGATAAAATTTACTATCTTTGGGGTATGTTAGGATTAGGACAAAGCTTATCAAGAGTAGGAACCCCCTTAGGGGATCCTGCTTTTAGCGCTACTTTTAATTTCGATTCTAGCACAGAAGGTTTTCTTTCTATAGGTAACTCTCAATTAACTTTAGATCAAACCGATTTTGACTCTAATGCTGTTTTAAGGTGTACAGACAATAGCGCCGTAGGAAATGCATTCCTGATTGGAGCTAATTTATCTACAAACTCAGTAACAAGTTCATCATGGACTAGCCCCACCTCCACTCCAGTTTATGCTAGAATTAGATTTTATGTTCCATCTTCAAACAGCGGTATAGTAGGTATACAAAAAGGTGGTTTCGCTGGAAGTTACGTTTCTAACGGTTCCGTGTCTGGCACAGATCAATGGCTTACATGGACCTGGACAACGAACACGAACACATTCAACGTAGACACTATAATAGTTTTTTTTGAAACTACCGATGTAGAAGGGACTGGAGATGTTGTGTACATAGACAGGTTTGATGTTTCCCTTGACCCTCTCGTTTAAAGTGAGTTATAAAATCTTTGTACGGCCAACCTACCCTTCTGAGATAACGCATATCGCACCCTGTAGTTAAATTTTGTCTCGTCACGAAATAAATGATCTTCTCTCGTTTGAGAAGGCGTAAGCTTATCAAAGTGTTTGTATAGGTAACCAGAAGCAACCAGTGGGTATATCATTCTGTCGGCTAGGTTCTTTTTGTACATACCGTAATTCTCTGCTACCCACGATATAGTAAAAAATTCTAGATCATATAAGAAAAGCATTAAGTTAAGATACGACCTGGTGAGGTCTGGATTGCTATCCAGGAAGCTGTCCGTTGCACTGCGTAGGTTTTTTAAGTAATTGCTCTTTACATATTTAGTTGGAAGTTTTGACACCTCTCTAAATAGCTTTGTTTTTTTAACTGTTGACCTAGGCATCTTAATTGTTTCGTATATTTGAGTTAAACAAATTTACACCATGAACCCAAAAGATACCCTTTTCTTTGCTGAAATGTATTCTCTCGTTAAAAAAATGGAGGAGACCATTGACGAGTTCGAAATGAAAGAAAGAGTTCTTGCGTCAATTGTTGTGGGAGTAATCGACTTGAATGCAGTAGAATTTGGAGATGAAGAGGCCGAGATGAAAGCTATGTATAGCTTCAACCTCCAGGACCGCTCAGAACTAGAAACAGTAAAAGAGGTTATGGATAATGCATATCAAGAAGAAAACACCGATCTTAATGACCTCTTGGGCGAGCTGGGCATATCCTTGAATTAATGGAGGGACTTATTAGAAAGATTGTGGTCGGCACAGACCCTAAAAACGGCATGGCCTATTATGTGGGCATGAAGGCTGGTGCAGGACAAGTCACGGCTATTGTTGAAGATGGTAAATATCTTCATAGATTTGCAAAACAAAGGTATCTTGTCTATATAGAGAACAACGAAGGAACCGCGCTCTGGAAAGCCATCGATGAAATGCCTTGCGTCCTTGAATTTGACTTAAATTTTTAATTAATGAAAACCTTTGATTTGTTTGTTGTTAAGCTAGAGAAAAAGCTAAACGACAGCATAACCACGGAGAGTGGATTAGAGCTTTATATAGATACTAGATTTAATGAGTTTGAAAACAGAACCACGGAAGGCCCAGTTGTTGCGGTCCCGTTTAAATACGATCATGGAGTCGAGGTGGGTGACACTCTTTACTTCCATCATCTTGTTGTTGTTAACGATGGCCAGCCTCTTACTGGTGAGGATGATCACTATGTTGTACGGTACGATCCTAATCATACCATTAATAACCAGGCTATTGCTTACAAGTCTGCAAAGACTGGGAGGTTACATCCTCTGGCGGGCTGGTCACTTCTCGAACGAGTGGAAGAAAAACAAGAGGAAGAGTCTGGTGTTCTCGACGTTATTAGACTTAAGGAGAAGCCTGTCACGAAAGGGGTGGTCTCTTTTAAAGCGGCTTGGCTTGAAGAACTTGGTGTAAAGCCAGGAGACGTGGTTGGCTTCAAGGAAAACCGAGACTACAGAATCAAAATCGACGGGAAGGAATATTACCGTACCCGCGCAGAAGATTTGATGTATGTCGAGAGGTAAAAGGTTTACTACAATAAGCGCCGCCGAAAGGCTTATGAATAGTATGGAGATCGCTATCGATAATATGATCGAAGAGATTAAAAAGCCTGTTGATCCTGAGGCTGGTGGCTCTTCTAGAAAGGCTGAGCTCCAATCCATAAAGCAAACAGCTATTGACTGCAAAGAGCTTTTGGTGGAGCGCCAGAGGCTAGAACAAATGGTTAAAGAACTCAAAAGTAATGGAGAAATCGAACAACAAAAAGACTACTCAGGTGGATTCGCAGAGCGTTTCTCTAAATAAACCCAGCGGGCTTATTTACTGGGAAGACTATAACTTTGACAATCAAGACAATACAGCGGGTTACCTAAAGGTAAATATATGCACCCGTAGCTCAGCTGGATAGAGCATCTGCCTTCTAAGCAGACGGTCACAGGTTCGAATCCTGTCGGGTGTACCAATTAAATTAAAAAAAATGCCAGATCTAATTTGCAAAAAATGTAAGGCTGAAAAGTCGGTTCAGACCTTAAGCGTGAAGTTTAGAAACGGGGATGTCTATTATCCTGAAGGTCAGTGCGATTGCGGTAATCAAATGGAGCTAAAAAACCCTAAAAAAGGAGTTCCATCATTGGGGAGAATGAATAGGCATGGCCAGAGTTTTTAATGTCCAGTTTGATAGACATAAAAGGGTATGAGACTAAAGGTATTAAAATCGACCCTAACAGTACAGAGGGAGAGGTTATCGAGCTCCACGGGTTACTCGTTGTCTTACCAAAAAAACCAAAGCGATCTAAAATTCTCTTCCATGACCTCCCAAAGGCAATGCAAATGTGGAAGCGCACAGCTATGCCCGAAGAGCTGCTTAGGATTCGCAGTATGGATGAGTGGCTCGAAAAACCTGCCGAGTTTCGAAAAAAGTTTCATTCTTACATCGAGCAAGAGTTTCAGCGTCGGCGCGACGGTGTATGGTTTTACAATAATGGGGAACCTACGTATATTACAGGGAGGCACTATATGTTTCTTCAATGGTCTAAAATTGATGTCGGATATCCATCATACCTTAATTTCCAAAAAGAAATCTTTCTTCACATGGCTGCGTGCGAGGCTGATCCTCGTTGTTTCGGTCAGTTATATACTAAGTGTCGTCGTTCTGGCTACACTAATATATGTTCTGCTGTGCTTGTGGATGAAGCTAGTCAAGTTAAAGAAAAGCTGCTGGGCATTCAATCAAAAACTGGTAAAGATGCTCAGGAAAACATCTTCATGAAGAAGGTGGTTTTTATTTTTAGGGGTTACCCCTTTTTTTTCAAACCTATTCAGGACGGTACTACGAATCCCCGCATGGAGTTAGCTTTTCGTGAGCCTTCAAAGCGAATCACGAAAAACAACAAAACGTCATTTAAAGGAGATGCTCTGAACACTGTTATCAACTGGAAGAACACCACTAACAATGCGTATGACGGTGAAAAGCTACATATACTGTACCTCGACGAGGCTGGAAAATGGGAAAAGCCCACAGATATCCGTGAAGCCTGGCGCGTTGAACGTACATGCTTGATCGTCGGTAAGCGCATAGTAGGAAAAGCTTTAGTTGGCAGTACGGTAAACCCTATGAACAAGGGCGGAGAGGAGTACAAAGGTTTGTGGTACGATTCTGATCCTAACGACAGAAACAACAACGATAGAACAAGGTCTGGATTGTATCGCATATTCATTCCTGCATACGAAGCGCTAGAAGGGTTTTTTGATCAGCATGGAAACCCCGTTGTTGAGGACCCCGCCCAAACCGTACACATACATGGTGTCATAAAAGGCATCGACGGAGAAGATATTGACTATGGAAGTAAGTCTTACCTTAAGAATGAGCGAAAATCCTTTAAAGACAACCCGTCTGAGCTAAACGAGGTGACCCGTCAGTTTCCGTTTACTGAAGACGAAGCATTTAGAGATAGCATTGAAGGCAGTCTGTTTAACATTGGCAAGATCTACCAACAGATTGAATACAACGAAGAACTATACCCTAACCCCGTGGTGGTGGGCAATTTTACATGGAAGGAAAAGGACAAAGAAGTTGTATTCTCTCCAACCCCTAACGGTAGGTTTAGAGTTAGCTGGATGCCAGACCCCAGCGAAAGAAACGTGGTCCGCCAAGAGCGAGGCAAAAAGGTTCCCCCATTTACCAACTACGGATGTGGAGGGGTCGACTCTTACGACTTGGATGCCACGGTAGACGGCAGAGGATCGAAAGGGGCGCTACACATGTATAATAAGTTTAGCCTGAATCGTCCTTCAAAAATGTTCGTAGTAGAGTATGCTTCGCGGCCAGACCTAGCAAGCATATTCTATGAGGATGTATTGATGTGTGCTTTTTTTTACGGCTACCCATTACTTATAGAAAACAATAAGTACGGTATCGCAAGATACTTTGAATCAAGAGGTTATGACGGCTACTTAATGGATCGCCCAAAGCACTTAATGAGCTCGTCATCTCACGTCAACGTAAAGACAAAGGGTATTCCTTCAAACTCTCAAGATGTTATACAGTCTCACGCTCAGGCTATCGAGAAGTACATTCATGAAAGCGTTGGAGTCAATCACGAGACAGGGGAGACGGGGAACATGTACTTTAATAAAACCCTTGAGGACTGGATAGGCTTCAAGATCGACAAAAGAACTAAGTTTGACCTGACGATAAGCTCAGGATTGGCTTTGCTTGCGGCTCAAAAAACAAAAGAAAAGCCTAGAGTTGATTTCAACGAAAAGGTGTTTTTTAGAAAATATAAGGTCTAGGATGTATTTGCTATATTTGCAGAATATGCGTAGAGCGACCATAAAACATGCACAACACCAACAACAAACGTAAAAGCTCTTTTCCAGACCCTTTGGCCACCACCGATGTAAAACAATCAAAGGCATATGGGTTGGAGTACGCTAAGGCAATCGAATCCCAGTGGGGTAAAATTACTCAGGCTACTTCGCTTTACGGAAAGAGAAATAAAATCTTTGAAAGAAACAGAGATTATGCTAATGGTACGCAGGAAACAAGTATTTACAAGAAGCTTTTAGGGTCCCTAAACCCAAACGACGGCGACGGAACTTTGTTGAACCTGGACTATACTCCAGTTCCCATTCTTCCTAAGTTTGTTAGAATAGTGGCGAATAAAATACTATCTAGGGAGCCATACCCGAATCTAGAGGCCGTAGACCCTTTATCCTCTTCAGAAAAGAACAACAAGAAGCGCAGAATTGAGCTTCAAATTGAGGCAAAAAAAACACTCCAAGAGTTAAAGAAAAGCACTGGGGTTGTAATTGACGAAGACCCTGATAATCTTCCAGATTCTCTTGAGGAGGCGGAAATTCTAATAGGTACCAACATTAAAACCGACGCTGAGATTGCCGCTCAGATAGGCACCAACATGACGCTTTCCTGGAACAGCTTTAATGATAATGTGTTTAGGCGATGTGTGCACGATTTGGTCTCTCTAGGTATAGCTGTAGCAAAACGATCAAACGACCCCAATGAGGGTATTAAAACAGAATACATTGATCCCTGTAGGTTTATCCATAGTTACACGGAGGATCCAGGTCTTAACGATCTTACTTATGCTGGGCATATAAAAACCATAACAATAGAAGAACTTAAAAGGATTGCTGGCCATGAGCTTTCGGAAGAGGATTTTGAAAAAATTGCGAAAGCCGTAAAAAACAGAGACGGAAACGATTCTGGCTCGTTCAACAGCCACTCTTATAATAAACGGATGATGCGTCAAGAATACGGGTACGACGAGTACATGGTTGACGTGCTGGATTTTGAGTTTCTTTCGGTTGATTGCATATATTTCGAAGAAAAGCAAAACAAATACGGGAAAACAAACTTCTTTATGAAGGGCTTTTTAATGGACAACGTTAAAGGAAACGTGTTTAATGAAGAGGCCAGCATGATGGATGTTACAACCGTTTATAAAGGTAGTTACGTTCTCGATAGCGGTTGTGACATTTTGTTTAACTACGGTATGTGCACAAACATACCTAAAAACATTCACGATCTTTCAAAAGCTCGGATGTCTTACTCTCCTGTGGCAACCAACATTCGCGGAATGATACCGAAGTCAATGGTAGATAGCTGCACTGGGTTTGCCGACATGCTTCAGCTTACCCACTTAAAGATCCAGCAGTCTATAGCAAAAGCCAAGCCTGACGGTTTAATTATTGATATTGAGGGTTTGGAGAATGTGCAACTCGGAAAGGGCGGAGAGCTTCAACCTTTGGACCTGCATGATATTTATGAGCAAACGGGCGTCTTTTATTATAGAAGTAAAAACCCAGAAGGAGGATTTCAGAACCCTCCCGTGCGAGAGATAGGAAATAGCATCCGAAATATTAACGAGCTAATTGGTCTTTACAATCATTACCTCCGTATGATCCGTGATACAACGGGTATTAACGAGATGATGGACGCATCAACGCCAAAAGGCGACACACTTGTTGGCGTCCAGCAGAACGCTATTGCCGCTGGCAACAACGCTATATATGATATAACCAATGCCTCTATGATTATATTCAAAAAGGTTTGCGAGGATATCGTAAAGTGTATTCAAATCTTACCCATGGAGTCTGTTCTTTTTCAAGTTTATGAAAACGCTATCGGAAAAGAAAATATGGCGGTGCTTTCCTCTTTTAGAGACTTGCCTATGTATAATTTTGGCGTTCAGGTTGTTAAAGAAATGGAGGATAAGGATAGGTCATACCTAGAGCAAAACATACAAATGTCCCTTCAGCAGAAAGAAATAGATATTGAAGACGCTATTGCTATTAGGGGGATGAAGGACATTAACCAGGCCGAGCGCCTGCTTATTCTTCGAAGGAATAAAAGATTGAAGAAGATGCAAGAGTCTGCCGCTCAAAACTCTCAACTTCAAAAACAGCAAGCTCAAGAGGCCGCTCAGTTTGCCTCTCAGGTAAAGATTCAGGAAATGCAGATGGAGTCGGAGATGGAATTAAAAAAGATGCAACTTAAGAGCCAGATGGAGGCTCAGCTAGAGCAAGTAAGGCATCAATTTAGAAAAGAAATTGAACTGATTAAGGCGCAGGCTACGCTTGGCTTTAAAACAGAGGATCAAGAATTTAAGGAAAAACTTGAAGTCCTTAAAGAGAACAGGAAAGACGAAAGGGTGGAAAAACAAGCTTCTGAGCAAAGCAAACTGCTTTCTCAGCGCCAAGGCAAGCGAGGTGAGCTAGCCGATCCTGGTGACAGCGTAGACAATATTGTAAACTCATTACTGGATTAAAATGGCAACAAAAGCTAATTTAGATGTAGCTGAAAAGCTAGATATTACTTGCAGAAAAGGCGATACGTTTGAGCTTTCTTTAAATTTCAAAGATAGCGCTGGAAGCAACATCGCCCTGTTGACTGATCAGTATGATTTCTTTATGCAGGTTCGATCCCCTAAAAAAACAGCAAACACAAGGGGGGCACTCATAGCTGGGACTCTCTCGAAAGGAGATCAAGCAAAAGGTACCGACAATTCTGGCAACGTAGGCTTTGTTTTTGAAGATATTGACAATAGCGGGAACGTAACCGTAAGGGCTACAGCTGATACTATGGCTAATTTCCCATCTGGAAGATACACTTACGACTTACAGTATACCGTAAACAATAAGACCACTACGGTCCTCAAGGGCAGCTTTACTGTAAACGATGATATCACTGCGTAATGGCAAAGCTCACGGTCAGCTTAGAAAGAGGCGAGCGTGGCGCCACTGGACCGCAGGGACCCCAAGGTGACAAGGGAGATACTGGGAATACAGGCGCTACAGGCCCGCAGGGCACTCAGGGGGTCCAAGGTATCCAAGGCCCAGCTGGAGATATCTCGACCTCTAATACAGACAACCTCACAGAGGGCTCGTCAAATCTGTACTACACAGACTCCAGGGTAGAGAACCATTCAGCGGTAGCGGCTAACACAGCGAAGGTTGGTATTACCGCGCAACAAGCCTCAGATATTACATCGAACAATGCTAAAATTAGTTATACCGATGCCAGCGCGGTTGCAGCCAACACAGCCAAAGAGGGGTACACAAACGCTAAGGCTGACGCTCGAATAGCAGCGGCCAGTATAGATGATCTGTCTGATGTAGACACCAGCACTGCTGCTCCTACTGATGGCCAGGCTTTGGTATGGAACAACGCTGACAGCGAGTGGGAGCCAGGAGATGTAGGGATTGATGGTATTTCATCTTCTTATGTAGATACCGAAGACCCAAGGAATTGGTTGGCAAGAAGCGAGCAGATTATTGGTGTAGGGTCTTTTGGCACAAGCGGTGTTGAGATTGCGTTTGGTGAAGGACACCCAAGAGATTTGTTTTTTAAGCCAGATGGGACCAGGCTGTTTATGGTTGGTAATGGCCGCGACGACATTCAGTCTGTAGATTTACCTACAGCCTGGGATTTAAGCTCTATTGCATCTACGGCAACAGTGACCAGTGTAGACCTTGCTGGATCTGCGGCTATTGGTGGCGCAGGGTTTGAAGGGGCATTGTACGGTATGCACGTTGCTAATGATCCTAACGACACGGCTACCTATGGAAAGAAGTTCTTTGTATCTGGTGATTCTAGAGATGAGGTTCAGGAATATACCTGCACCACGGCTTGGGATCTGTCTACTATGTCCGCTGACGCAACCGCTTATCTAAGGTTGTCGTCTACCCCTCACGGGAACAGCGTGTATTCGGTTACGTTTAATCCTGACGGCACTATTATGTATGTCGGAAGAGCTGGCAACCCTAACACGTTTTCACATTTTGACTTATCTACGGCCTGGGATTTATCTACAGCTGTTTATAACTCGTCTAAGTCAACTAATATTAGTGTTAGCGAGGCTAGTTATGGAAATAATGAAGGATATGTAATAAACGTTTGTTTCAATACAGACGGAACAAAAGCTTATTTTACAGGAAGAACGAGACACGACCTTCACACTACGACGCTTTCTACGGCTTGGGATCTGTCTACGTATACTGACGACGGTATTCCTTTGCATCTTGATACGGGATACGTAGAGCAAGCTTTTAGCACAACCTACCCTAGTTGGAATCAGGAAAACTTTGCATGGCCTTCTGGTCTTTTCAATACCCCAGACTATCTATTTATATTATTCAACACTAATGACCAGATAATTCGTTTAGACAAGAAGTATTACGAACTTAGCCTTGAGAGCAGAGTTAACAACAAGGCTGTTTTTCAGAAAGGGCTTAGGTCTTACGGTGAGGTAGAGGTTATAGGGACGATTGAATCTTCTGGCTTCAGGACGGGCGGTAACGCATATTTCAGTGGGGCCATGAACTGGAGTGGCTTCAATTCTGGCCCAGGCGTTACAAAAAATAATACGTTCTTTTTGGGGACGGGCATGGGGAATTTGGCTTTTGTGAACTCTGGTCAACCTTCAGGTTACGATAACGCTACTAGCAAAGACGTAAACAACACTACTGCTGGGACGTGGATTTTTCCTTCTGACTTAACTGGAGCTAACAATATCGTCCTGCCAGCACTTTCTGGTAACGTACTCCTAGATACAACCCCTAATCTTTATCATAATAAATTTAATTCTGACGCTGAGTCAAAGGTTACTGGTGCTACAGAGGATATAGAATACTACTACACAGCTAGAGCTGACGGTCAAGGACAGTTTCAAAGGACGCTTGGAGTTCTTCCAACCTCAGGTCAAACCCTAACCAGAACCAGCTATTACTCTGATAAGGCTTTCGCGGACCCAGACACAGCATCTGATTGGACGCAGGGGACGGCCTATACGTCCACCAGTCTCGCGTCTTCTATATCTCAGTCTGCTGACACTATTTTAAATGTTCAGTCTACTGGTACGCCTCCTCTTTCAACCAAAATTGTTATCTCTAACTACCTTGCTTCATCAGGCTTTGTTAGCGGAGATGCAGACGGGTTTGGAGGTACATCCGTGGCCTACAGCCTTCGATTGGTTAATCACACCTATGGTGGCGCGGCCATAAGGGTTGTAAACGATAGCGACGTAGAGGCTGATATAGGGTTTGATTCTAATTACGAACTCGACACTACAGCCCTTTTGACTCACTGTGGTAGCGGCGATGGGTACCTAGTGAAGTGGTATGATCAGGTTCAAGGCGGCTCTACTGGTGATGGTAACGACGCTACGTGGTATGACAATGCTAGTTACTCTAGCAGAAAGCCAAAGATTGTGTCCGCTGGATCTGTATTAACGGATAACGGAAAGCCCTGTGTTGAAACCATAGACGCCACCATGATTATGGATAGCGAGTTCTCTGCTTCTGCTGAATACGATGTTTGGCTGGTTTGTCAGAAAACCACAACAAACACTAACCACGGTATGATTTTAGGCACCCAGGTGGGCCAAGACAACAGACTCTGGTTTAGGACTAATTTGAACTGGCAAATCAACGGGGGGGCAAATGAGCAGGGCGGTTATAGCACCTTTGGAACGGTTGGACAAATGATATTCAACGCCAGAAGAGACTCATCAAACATAAATACTGCTCAGAGAAACGATGTGGTTGGTAATCATAACTACAACAGAAGTGGAGCGTTTAGGTCTGGCTATATTCTGAACGCTTGGAACAACATTCAATACACTTTTGATGGTAACGTACAGGAGATTATTATGCTTGACGGTGACAAGTCTTCTGAGCGCTCTGCTATTCTATCTAACTTGAACACGTATTACAGCGTTTACTAATGGCACTAACTTTTGACGGAGATACAACGCAGGTAACGATAACCCCAGAGAGGAGATCCTCTATTGTGGTTACGAAGCCGTCTGACATTTCTATAGATGTCATGACTGCTAATGCGTTGGTGCGAACAATTACGCAGTCTCTCGTCAACAACACGGTAAACGTATCTGTCCCCTCCCCTACGTCTATGACGGTTACGAAGCCGTCAGGCATCACGGTTGAGGTTCTTGAGAAAGGCAGTAGAGGGGAGAAAGGAGAGAAAGGAGATGCGGGCGCAGGGTTCCCAGCTGGAGGAACGGCTGGTCAGTATATGACCAAGACGTCAGACGCTGACTACGACGCTACATGGACCTCAGTCACTGGGAGCGGCCTATTCAATGTAATTGAAGACACAACACCTCAGTTAGGTGGAAACCTTGACGTGCAGTCGAGGTCTTTGTTTACTAGCATTACAGATGAGGACATCACAATAACACCGAACGGAACAGGCAGTGTGAATCTTGACGGAACCATAAAATTCAGGAGGTTTAGCACACCACCAACAGCCTTTGAAGGTGGTATGTATGCAGACGATCAAGACAACTTGTTTTTTGGTGTTAGTGACTCATAATAAAAATCATTATCTTTACAAAAAAAAAATAGATGGCAACTTGGAAAAAGGTCCTTACCGAAGCGGACAAAGCTACAGATGGAGCAGGCGGCATTGCTAACGGAGAAACTGGATTAGCAACTGGTAATGCTGTATTTGACTATATTGTAGCTCAGAATTTTGGTAGCGGTTCAGGTGATATCACCGACGTTACTGTAACGGCTGATGACACAAACACGGTAGGCGCCGCCACTGGGGATGCATCGTTCACGATTGCTGGTGGTGAAGGAATTTCCACTTCTGCTGCTGGGTCTACTCTTACGATCGCCTCTGAAGACTCTACTGCCTCAAACAAAGGGGCTGTAATTGTAGCTGCTGGTGAGGGAATTGACGTGTCCTACTCTTCTGGTACAGCTACAGTATCTGGTGAAGACGCAACCGTATCAAATAAAGGTATCGCAAGTTTTGCCACCGCAGACTTTGCTGTGACCTCTGGAGCCGTAACGATCAAAGCCTTGGGTGTTTCTAACGCTCAGCTAGCTGGTTCAATTGCAAATGCAAAGCTTGCTAACAGCACGATTAGTGGGGTATCACTTGGTGGTACTCTAGGCAACCTTAGAGGAACCAATGAGGGAGGTATTTCTATGACCACCTATAACGGTTCTGCCGCTGTTGCAGATGTTGAAATTGACATTAACGGAATGGGCGTTGTCTCTGCGACTGCAAGCACAGACACTATGGTAATATACGATGCGTCTGCAACAGCTCATAAAAAGTTGAGCATTTCTGCGCTTCAGTCTTATATGCAGGGCAATCTTTCGTTTACAACTAACACGGACTCAAACGTAAGTAAGGCCAACCTCACGACTGTTCTTGCTTCATACAATGGTAGCGACACTTTAAATATTGGTGATTCAGGCGATGATACCACGGTTGTTATTCGTGGTAACCTTCAGGTAGATGGAACCACTACCACCGTTAATTCAAGTACACTAACGGTTGATGATCATATCATTACAGCCGCTTCTGGTAGCGCTGACGCAGCTACTGCTGGTACTGCTGGTCTTGAGATAGACACATCAAATGGCACACAGCTCCCATTCGTAGGGTTTGTTGATGGTGCGGGGCTAACCGAAATGGTTGTTAAAGCAGAGGGCAACACAACTGCTTTTCCTATCGCCATTATGGAATTTGACGCGGTAAGTGGTGCTCCAGGATCAGGCGATAATGCAGGTGGTGTTGGCTCATTTCACTTCAACACAGCAGATGATGAGCTGTACATTAGAACAGCTTGATGAGTAAATTGGCTAACCCTAAACCCAGGGACTTTACTAGTCAAGAGCTGAATGATCAAGAGTTGAGGTACATACTTACCTTAATCTCTACATCTAAGTTTGACGGTAAGGATGTTTTCGTCGTGGCGGACATCGTAGATAAATTGAATAAAAAAATAGAATTTAATCACAATGAAGTTAGGAGTAAACGAGGTTAGCTTTATACATCAGGCGGTTATGTCTGTTAGCATAAAGGGTAGTGACGCGGTTCAGGTGGCTGGACTAATCGAAAAGTTAGAAAAAGAATTTACACGTCTACAAAAGTTAGAGTCAAAGAAAGATGGCAACGTGGAAGAAGGTAATAGCTGATGGATCAAGCCTGACAGATATTGGTACGCCAGCATCTGACGACAAGATCTTGATTCAAGATACTTCCGACAGCGATACTGTTAAGTATGTTGACTTTGGGGATATTGGCGGCGGCTCAAGCGATGTGGTGGATGATACAACGCCACAGCTTGGAGGCAACCTGGATTTGAACAGCAACGATATCACGGGCACTGGCAACGTGAACATCACTGGAGGAGTAACCGCCAGCGGAAATGGCAACCTGGGCGGCCTCGTTTTAGGAACAACTGGCATGCTAAGCCTGGGCGCGATCCAGGCAACAAACATCTCTGGCAATGGGAATGGATCATTCTCTGGCACCTTAACAGTTGGAGGTGATGCCACCTTCAGCTCGAATCTATTCGCAAGTGGCCTGCAATTCGTAGGCAATGGAACCAATACGATCCATCCAGCCAACACTGGAGGCACGCAAACTGATTTGCAGATTGAGAGCAATGGCAATGTAACGATCGTGCTTGATGATGATGATGATGAAACGGATCAAGCTTTCAAGATCCAGAGCGGGGATGGCACCGTGATTTTCCAGGTAAATGAAAGCGGAGTAACGAGCGGGCTTCTGACCTCAGCTACACCAACGATCAGCACAATCATCGACTTCGAGAGCTCGCAAACTAGCACGATCACCGTAAGCAATTACGATAGCGATACCACATACGCTGTGAAGCTCTACAACAGCAGCAATGCTCTGCAAAGCCACACGATCACGAACAACAATAATGGAACATGGACGATAGCTAGTGGCTTGTCACCTGCTGCTGGCTACTATGTAACAATCCAAGCACAAAAGATTGGTGAGTTCATAAGCGCTCTTGCTACTTCAAACACGTTCGAATCACAAGCCGCTCAAACGCAGATGAGATATTGGCGACTACAAATGACCAATGCAAGCAAAACCCCAGTAAACGGGCATGTAGCGTTAGGCGATTTCCGACTGTACACAGCTACGGGCGGGGGTGGTACTGCGTACCCTTCGAACATGACAAGTGAAACAACCCCGTCACCCTATGTTGTCACAAAGGGGTATCAATATTCATCAACTTATCCAGCATGGAAAGCGATGGATGGAAGTGGCTCATCATCCAGTTCAATGTGGTGGACATTAAGTATATCAGCAGCCGCAGACAATTGGATTCAAATTGACCTTGGCAGCAGCATCGATTTCGGCAGTGGGGAGTGCCAAATCACAACGAGCGGGAACTGGACAAATGCTAACTATGCCGTTTTGTATGGAAGCAATACAGGCGATTTTACAGGGGAAGAGCGGGAAATGGCATTTTTCCAAAACATAGATAAAGCTGGAGAGTCTGGTGGAACTTTTACAACTTATACTGAGTCAATATCATGACCCTGACGGAAGGAGCAACAAACGAGATAAACTCTCGATGGCCTGAGCACAAGCAGCGCAACTGTTCCTTGATGCCTGATATATACGGTCGTGAATACACGGAGAATATGTCGATAGGGATACAGATTGTAAGAGATAGGTACCACCAATTAAAGGGTAACGGCGCTACCTCCTGGAGCACTACCCAAGCGACGAGGGATTTGCTTGACAAGTTGGCTGGAATCTGACTGTTTTTGTTTTTATTATCTTTGCTTTATGGCCGAAGATGTAAAAAAGAAACTTAAGCGGTTTGGGCTGTCTGGACTGAATAAACCTAAGCGCTCAACCAGCGGAGGCAAGTCACATATCGTGGCTACACGCTGTGATGGTAAAATTAAAATTATTCGCTTTGGTCAGGCGGGCGTTAAAACAAACCAAACGGCAGGACAGCGCAAGGCTTTTAAGAGTCGTCACGCTAAAAACATAGTTAAGGGTAAGTGCAGCGCCGCTTATTGGGCAAACAAAGTGAAATGGTCTCCAAGCAAGACTAAATCTCCAAGCAAGAAATGGGTTAAAGGATCATGAATGCTGTCAAGTACAATAAAGGCGGCAAACTCAAAGTTAGCTCTGCCACGAAGTCTGTTCCTGCACCTGCTGGTTTTCACTGGATGGTGGATAGGGGTAGATACTTCCTTATGAAAGGAGATTATGCTCCACACCCTAGTGCCGTTAAGGAGGCTAAATTTAAGCTTGTCAGTCATGGTAGTAAAGAAGCTTAAGAAGGGGGGTACCCTGAAGGACGCTTGTTACTACAAGGTAAAGTCTAGGTACAAAAAGTGGCCTTCCGCTTACGCTTCTGGTGCTTTAGCGAAGTGCAGAAAGGTTGGCGTAAAAAACTGGGGAAATGGCAGTAAGAAAAACTAAGGCTGGCCTGAATTTAAAGCGCTGGTTCAGGGAGGATTGGCAAACAGAGTCTGGCGAGAAGGATACCGATGGGAAACCTAGGACTTTTAGACCTAGAAGAAAGGTTTCTTCAGAAACTCCTACCACTTGGGGTGAGTTAAGCCCAGCCGAGAAAAGAAGAGCTAGAAGAAAGAAAAGGAAAGAGGGCAGAGTTGATAGGTTTAAGATCATCAAAAAGCCTAAAAAATAATTCCTATATTTGCATTCATATAACTAACACAAATGGCTACGACCACTGCAACACTCACACTTTCGAGCGGCGACCTAACTGGTGACGCTCTTGCACTCAATACAACCGCTACTTTAACTAAAGCTGGTGTAACAACTGGGCTAGATCAGACTACTGGGGTGGCTCGGAAGTTTTACGCTAGTGCATCTACTGCTGAAAAATTAATTGATGCCGCTGATTACACGGACGCTAAGGCTCACAAGGTCTACATTAAGAATACCTCAACCACTGCTGCTGAGTACATCACTATTGAGTTGGGAGCAGCTAACCTAAATTTAGGTAGTCTTTACGCTGGTGATTGGGCTTTCTTTCCATGGGATGGAACAAACGATATTGATATAGACACCAGTGCCGTCAACATGACTGTTGAGTACATGGTAATCTTTGAAGCATAATGGCAACAGTACGCGCCTCACTCAGCCTTAACAGCGCTGACGTGCTTACAAGTGCGCTGGCTTTGACCACTGTGGCTAACCTTGCTTGCGACTCTGGCAGTTTAGTCAGAGCTAAGGTAAAAGGTACGGCTGCGGATACGGACGATCTGGTTGTATATAAAGCAAACGATAAAAGCGAAAGAGCTTATATTTATATCAAGAATTTAGAAGGGGAGTTGGAGAATTACATCTACGTAAGAAACGAAACTGAAAGCAACACCGCACTTGTAGCCAAGATTGGAGGAGGTGAATTCGCTTTTATTCCTTTAGCTCCAGACAAGACTTACGAGGTTATTGCAACCAAAGTGGACAGCCTTATTGAGTACGGCGTATTTGGTAATGATAACTCAGCAGTTTCTCTAGCATAAAATAAATAAGACATGGCACATCCTTCAGAAGCTTTACCTAAAAACATGTACATCCTTAACGGGACTAACGATCTTGCACTAACTAATGGACGTCATGTTTTTGCTATATACAACCCAACCGCAGCAGCGGTTACAGTGGATATAACTGGTAGTTTATACACTTATCAGACTGATGCATACAAAGAGCTTTCAACAGAGACAACAGGATTTCCGATTCCTTCTGGAGGAACTCTTTACGGGAGATTCACTAACGTGGAGTCTTCAGCCGCTAACGTAGTTTGCTACGTGGCTTAAATTGAACACAATTAATTAAATATAATGGAACAAAATACAATCGAAGAGATTAGTGGAATGAAGGTCTTCAGTAATCCTGAGGACCTTGCTGCGTCTATGAACAGCACACCAGAACAACCAGCTGTACAGGCTGAAGAGCAACCACAAGCTGAACAGGTAACAACTGAACAGCCTACGGTAGAGGAGACTCCAATGCAAGAAACTCCCGTACAGGAGATGCAGGCGGAGCAACCAACACAAGAGAATGAGGCTCAGCAGGATTTTGCCGAGCCATCATCTGATACAGATTATTCTGAAAGCGAGCTCGAAGAAGCCGTCATGGAGTTCATGAGTGAGCGCCTTGGCAGAGAAATTAGCTCGTTCGACGATTTTAACGTACAAGAAACTAACGCTATCGATGAAAGGGTCGAAGCCATCGCAAGGTTCGTAGAGGAAACGGGCCGTGCACCAGAAGACTGGTTTAGATTTCAGTCATTGAATCCAGAGAGTATGGACGACATGACAGCTATTCGCATTCAAATGTCGAATGAGTATCCTAACTTGTCTTATGATGAATTAAACCTTTTAGTTAATAGTAAGTACAAGATTGACGCAGACCTCCACTCGGAGGAGGAAGTCAGCCTTGCCAAGCTTCAAATGAAGATGGACGGGGATAAAGCTCGAATGAGCATCGAGGATATCCGCAGTGGATATGCCTCCCCAGAAACTGAAAGTGAAGCTTATGAGTCTGTGATTGACGATCAGTGGATTGCAAACATGTCTCAGGAGGTAGATTCCATCGAAGGTCTAGAGTTTGACCTAGGGAATGAAAACACCCTTGAGTTCGGTTTGGACGACGATTATAGAAATCAACTCAAAGACAAACAAACTCGTCTCGATGAGTTTTTCGATTCTTACGTTGGAGAAGACGGAAGCTGGGACTACGACACACTATCATCACATTTAGCTGTCATTGACAACATTGACAGAATTGTAAAGTCCGCTTACACCAAAGGGTTGGGCGACGGACAGAGAACACTTGTGAATACCGCGTCGAACGTTTCTAGTCAGTCTCCTCAGACAGGGAGTCAAAATCAACAATCTGACCCTTTAGCCGCTCAGCTAAAAAACATTATGAGCGGTACTTCAGGTAAGATGACTTTTAACATCTAAAAAATAGAAAATTATGGCTACTACAAATGGAGCTACTACCGATATCGCAGGATACGGTATTAAAACAACACCAGATACATACGCGGCATTGGGCGACATGCTCAACGCGGCTGCTGCTGGTGTAAACGAACTCGGTAAACCCGATGTAAGTGATATGTTGGTCGAAACATACGGCGATCAAGGTATTACTGGATTTTTAAAATTGACTGGCGCTATTACCGCTGCTGGTTCCTCTGACCAGGTTGAATTTTATGAGGTCGGACGCCGACACAAAACTATTGCCTACACTAATGCCGCAAGCATCGTTTCTAACGCAGTAAATATCCCAGAGGCTAACCTAACACACACAACAGGTGGCTCTTCTGTCTCTACCCCAACTGGTAGCGTATTAGAGGCAGGTGATGTCGTTATGGACTCTGTAACTGGGGTTAGATTGATCGTGAAGGATCACAACACAACTCAAGCAGGCGATTACACTTTGATTCGCCTTGACGGAGCAAACGCTGCTGGAACTGCTGAAGTAGACACTTCTAACGGCGGAACCTTTATTGTTTTGGGTAACATGTACGCTCAAGGCAGCAACCAGCCTACTACCTTTAATCAACCAGAGGTAATCAGAAGAATTAATTCTTACGCTATCGTGAAGGACCGATTTGAAGTTGCTGGTTCTCAAGCAACTAACGTTGGTTATGTAGATATCGGAAACGGTGATTACAGATGGTTCATGTATGGTGAGCAAGAAGCTCGTAAGCGATTTATGGACAAGCGTGAGATGACATTGCTCTTCGGTCACTTGAACGACGGCACAAATGATGCTGGAATTGCTGGATCTGACGGATACCTTACTTCACTTGAAGAAAGAGGAATTAACGTAAGCAACGCTAACGCTAACCCACTCGATTCATTTGCTGAATTCGATGACATTATCTTGGAACTCGACAGACAAGGGGCTCCTTCTGAGTACGCTATGTACCTGAACAGAAAGCAAGACTTGGCGATTGACGACATGTTGGCGTCAGGTATCTCTACTGGCGTTACTGCTGGTTTGGCTGGTCAGTTCGGTGCGTTTAACAACGACGCTGACATGGCTGTAAAGCTTGGCTTTAAGTCGTTTACTCGTGGTGGGTATACATTCCACAAGCACGACTGGAAGCTGTTGAACGATCCTACTTTGTTGGGTGCTTCTAACAAGTTCCAAGGTGTTATGTGTCCATTGTCTCAGGTTGCTGACGCACGTTCTGGCATGAAGTCTCCAGCTTTGGAGATGAAGTACAAAGCGGCAAACGGCTACTCTCGTGAGATGGAGCACTGGGTAACTGGTGGTGGTGTATTGGGTCACACAAACAACGGTGATACTGGTGCGGACGTAGCTACGTTCCACTACCGCTCTGAGGTTGCTTTGTTGACTCGTGCTGCTAATCAACACGTTCTCATCAAGGGTTAATTGTTTAATTTTTAAATATTTAGAAACTATGATGAAATTTGTAAAAGGAGACAGCTGGTACTTTCCAGTAGACAACATTCTCGCACTAGACACAAAGAGCGACGCGGATAACGTCAAAATCCATCTTAACGATGAAGACGGAACCGCGACTGATGCAACTCTAACAGCTTCTGGAACAAACTCCGCAGCCGAGGGTTCAGCTTACGCTGAAGCTTTGATTGAGGAGATCAACTTTGGTAAAAAATCCATCATTGATCTTACTGGGGTTTACCAAGAGGCAGACGGGACCGCATTTTCTGTCGCTAAGGCGTAATTAAAATAGCTGCATCGAGGGGGGCGAAAGCTCCCCTCGGTATAGCCTAAACACAACATCATGATTAATACTTTTAGATCAGACAGCGGATTAAGCTTAACTACCGATAATATTTTTCAAATTATTAGTAATAGAATAAGAGCCATTCAAGCCGATGAAACAAATGATGAGGTTGTGATTTTCCTAGAAGAAAAAGATAACTCTCTTACCACAAACAGTGGGACCTCAGAGAGGATCTTTTTAAAGGTTTCCGATGGCAATGCAGCAAATGTGGCTGAGTCTATCATCAATGCTTTAAACGGCTTGCCAATCAACTCTCAGTTGCTTGACAAGTTTGCTAATAAAGGCACTTTGGCAGAGAACGTTATGGGTGTGGAAATACCTACATTCACCTTTGCTTCAACTGCTGTTAGCATTGCCGCTCCTGTTGGACCTACATTAGCAAGCGCTACTGTGGGGGCTAACTTCACTTACACCATTACTAAAGACGCTGACGACACTGTATCTTTAACTAAAACAGGTGTAATTGCAGCCGCTGATGATGCTTTGACGTTTACAGCTGCTGAGATGACAACTGAAGGATTCGCTGCTACAGACGTATGTACTGTAACGGTGTCTCTTTCTGTTCCCGCTCAACCGAGTTCGATTACTACGGTTACGGCTGCGGCAACTCTTACCGCTTAAAGGATAATCACAAGACTACAAGGAAACTGGCCCTACGGGGCCTTTTTCTTTTTACCTATATTTGCAGTAATTAATTTAATTCAATATGAATACCCCAACTAAAAAGGCTCCTGGACGGCCTAAAAAAGTCCAGCCCGATGCTCCAGTAGCTTCTCCTGCCCCAGCCAAAAAGAAGCCCTCTATCAAAAGAAAAGAGCAGGTAAACCTCAACAAGGAGTTTGAGATTCCTAAGAATGGAGGCGTTGTATTTTTACTCCCTCAAAAAGGAGTAACCGTTTACGACAACGACAAGGACACAGTTAGAGAGATTCGATACTGCCCCAACGAGCCTTCTATCTATATAGATGAGCAAAGCCAAAACGCTCGTCGAGAGGCTATCACCTTTCGTGAAGGCAGGATCTTTGTACCTAAAGACAAACCTAATTTGCGTCTTTTCTTAGAAGCTCACCCGCTCAACATGGCAAACGGAGGGCAGCTTTTTAAAGAGGTAAACAAGAAGGTAGAGGCTGAACAAGAGTTGAAGAAAGAGTTCTTGCAAAACGAAGCCATTATGATGGTTCGAGAAAAAAGCATCGAAGAGCTTCTCCCTGTGGCCATTTACTTTAACGTGAATATTGATCAACCAACATCTGAGATTAGGTTTAATCTGCTTCAGATTGCCAAGAAGAAGCCATCTGAGTTTATGGAGGCTTTTGATTCGCCTCAGGTTCAGGTGAGATCTACCGTAAAGCAAGCCGCTGACTATCAAATACTTAACGTTAAAAAAGACGGTGTTTACTGGTTTGACTCCAATGGACTGGTTGTATCTGTACCTGTAGGTCAAGATCCATTAGACGTAATGGTTAGGTTCTGTCTAACGGAGAAAGGGTCTTCCGTTCTATCCTCCCTTGAAGAGAAGCTTGAACGCTTAGCATAAAAGAAAGGTCACCTTCGGGTGGCTTTTTTGTTTTGTATATTTGTTTCATGGACAGAAAATTCTTCTTTTTCCGTAGAGAGCTAGAGTCAGAGACTAGCTCTTCGTTTTCAGATACTGGTGTCGGTCTGAGCACGATTGCAATACCCTCTGAAAATCTGACCTTTATAACGGCAGCAAAAAAAAAGGTTATGTTCACCTTTAGGGATTGTAATGGTTTTGACGAAACCAACTTAATCGAAGGTGAGTCGGTACCCAAGGCAAACATAACAGTCTCTTGTAAGGATGGCGAAGAAGCAAACCTGATCGAAGCGGTTATAAACTTCATGTCTAGAGACACCTCTAAGAACATCATGAGGTTTGACGTGGTAAACAAAGAGTCGACGTTTAAAGAAGCTGTTATGGACAAACTTAATGACGTTACATCTGTGATTCCTGCAACGCCTATTAATACCGCCACGAAGTCTTTATCTAGGGGGGATTCCACGCATGAGACGGCTAACACAATTGACGGCATTTACTACAACGAGTCTAAGCCGATTATTGATATAACGCATGAAGGGTTGAGTTCATTTTCACAGGGGGACGCAGTGAGCCCCACCTGGGTGAATAGTGGTACAGGCGGCACTAGCTATAACTTAAGCGGGCTTAATGGGTCACCTATCGTAATCGATCCAGATGATTCGTCTGGTGAGCAAAGCATGTTTAAAAAGGGTGCAACTCTTGGCTCTACGGACTCATATAGGGTTGGCTCAGCAGGGGTCACCGTTTCTGGAGACTACACCATCTTTGCGGCCTTTAACACAAACGGTATAGCATCTAGCGCTACGTATGGAATTGGAGCTATTTACGGCTCTTCTGATGGAGAATCATTTGGGTTTGGGGCTAGACCACTTCAAGACGGTGTGATTAGCTCCACTAACAACGACTTTAAGACTAGCAGAAACACCTTTGCTGTAAGGCATGATGGGATTACTGGGTACGCGGCGTTCACAGAAACAAACTCTACAGCAGACGGTACAAAGTACTTTGAAATACCCGACTCAGACACATCTTCGATAAACTACAACCCAAACAATGTGTTTATCATCAGGAGAGACTCAAGCTTCAACATGTACCTACACAACAGAGATGGAGACATTATAGCTAGGATACCAGCAAAGACTCCTGCCCTTGATCCTAGCCTTACTGCTTCTTCTCCAGGCAGGACTGACGGAGATCTGGTTATAAACTCTCTGGGAGAGTCAAACAGTCAAATTACATCTGGAAAGGTATTCCTCAACAGGTTTGGTGTAATTACCAGAGACGTGGGTGCTAACGAGGCCGCAAACATCGCCCGCCAGCTGGCCGACCTATACGGCAGAAAATAACAGCCTATTTCTTTTTCGTATATTTGCTCTATGGTTGACATAGTTCAAGTATACAACGCCGTAAAGGATATCGCCAACAAGGAGCAGAAGGGGTTCATCACCCCGCAGGTGTTTAATTCGTTTGCACCTATAGCTCAGATGAATATCTATAACGAGATGTTCAAAGAGCTTATTGATGCTAAGCGTCTCAGCCGTCAAAACTTCGATCCAGGAAGAGATAAGTCGCCTCGAAAGATGGCCTTGGAGGACTTGTCTTTCTACGTCAAAACCGTTGATGTGGGGCAGACCGACGGCGGAGACAATTTTCTGTCTTTTGTTGGGTCAAACAGATTTCAGAAGCCATTAGATCTTTCTAGAATTATATCCATATCCGTTGATTCCGATTTCACTGTAGACGCAGACGGAGACAACAACTTAAATGTGGTTAACTGCGAAATCGTTTACGATGTAGAAAAAATGGACAAAATACTTCTAAGTAACTTGTCCGCTCCTACAGCTAGTTTTCCTGTTGCTTTAGTTACGCAAGGCGATATAGAATTGTTTCCCGCAGACTCAATTCAAAGCGTTCAAATGAGGTACTACGCCAAGCCTACTTCTTTTAACGCTGACGGATCGGTAAGCACTCAGCCTCCTTATTTCGATTACAGCGAAGCTTCTTTTGGTGGGACTACGATCGAGCTTCCAGGCGACGCATCCAGAAACTTTATGTTGCCGCCTCACTACCTTAACGAAGTCGCTTCTGAGATCTTGAAGTTAATAGGCGTTAGACTGAGAGACACAGCTGTGTCGGTTTATTCAACACAAGAAGAAGCATCTGAATAATGGCATTTGATAAAGTACAACTTTCGCAAATAATTAAGGACTTCATTCTCACTTTGGATGGGGACGATTATGCCGCTAATGTTTCTGATTTTGCTATCCGAAACTTTGCGCTTCGTGGTATCAGAGAGATAGGTTTTGATTTGGGAAAGAAGATAAAGTCTCTGAAGAGAACGATTAATGACAACGACACTATTGACCTCCCTGAAGACTATGTGGATTTGGTCAAAATAGGGGTGGTTGACGAAGACGGTATTATCAGGGTTTTTGGTCAAAACAAAAACATCAACTACTCAGAAAAGTACAAGGCAGACAGTACTACAGATGTTTCGGCTGCTGGTCCTTTGGACATTGCCGCAAACATAGTTACAAACACGGAGCCGAGCAAAACTGCTACGGGAGACACCGTTTCTTCTAATGATGAGGGTCTAGATTACTACGTGTTTGAAAACTACCTATACCAAGGCGGTGCTGGAAGGTTGTATGGGGCTGGCGGCGGGCGCCTAGCTGGAGGATATAGAGTAAACCTCGACCAAAACAGAATAGAAATAGAGACAAACAACAATTACTCCGAAGTTGTTATGGAGTACATTGCTGACGAAGCTAGGTCTACGGACCCAGAGGTGCATGTGTATGCAGAGGAAGCCTTGAGATCGTATATGTACTATAAAATTATCGAGCGTAAGTCTTCTGTTCCAGCCTCCGAAAAATCAAGAGCTAGGTCCGAATACTATAACGAAAGAAGAAAGGCAAACGCTAGGCTCAGCAACTTCACTAAGGAGGAAGCTCTTAAGACTGTACGTAAGAACTTTATGCAAGCGCCTAAGTACTAATGCCTATAAATAAAATAACCCCCAGGCAACTCAGTCCAGACACCGACAGCAAATTGGTGTCTAGCACTCTGTTTTTAGATGCGTTAAACATTCACGCTGGTGATCATGAGCAAGGCA